TTTTGGGACATTCAGGATTTAAAAAACAAAAAAACCACCATAAGAGGTGGCTTAAGTATCTGTTTCTAAATTTAAAATTTGGTGGCCCCTGTTGGGTTTGAACCAACGACCAAGCGATTATGAGTTCCTATGGTAACAACCGAAAATCAATGCTTTACCTTTAAAAACAGTAAATTAGATTATCAAAAACTATCTAGGATTATCATCATTACTCATTTCTACCGCCACTTTATCGCCACTTTGAGCCAATGGGTTGAGTTTAACTGCATCTTCGAGATGGTCGGGGGCAAAGTGTGCATATCGCATCGTCATTTTGATGTCGGTATGACCAAGCACACGCTGCAATACCAAAATATTACCACCATTCATCATAAAATGACTGGCGAAGGTATGTCGCAAAACGTGGGTAAGTTGTCCCGCCGGTAACTCAATGCCTGTTCTTTCCAGTGCAGACCGGAACGCGCCATAACAATCACTAAAGAGCTGACCTTTTTTATCATGAGGTAGTGAGTCATAAAGCTCTTGGCTTATAGGCACGGTGCGGTTTTTCCTGCCTTTAGTATTGGTATAGGTGATCTTGAATTTTGCGAGCTGGCTTTTTCTGAGGCCCTCAGCCTCAGACCATCGAGCACCAGTAGAGAGGCAGATTCTTACCACTGTTTCTAAATCAGGGTGTTCATGCCGTTTGCATTCTCCGAGCAGTAGTGAGATCTGGTCATGAGTTAGCCAGGCCATTTCCATTTCTTCTGTGCGGAAAGGGCGCATATTTTTCAGGGGATTTTCACCCTTCCATTCTCCGAGGCGATTTAGCTCGTTGAATACAGCTCGAAAATAGGCCAGCTCAAGATTAAGAGTGCGAGGCGACACCTCTTTAACCCTATTCGAACGGGCATATTCACCTTTTAGCCGCTTTTCACGGTAGCGGGAAAACATTTGCGCATCGAAATCGCGCGCCAGCGGTTCGCCCATACACTCAAAGGCATGGTACATAGCTAACTGGCGTTTTAGCCCGTCTTTCAGGGTAATGCCGTGGGCGCTATACCATGCGTCAACCAGTTCTTTTAATGTTCGCCGATCTTCCTTTTCTTCCTGCCACGGGTTTTGTACGGTGTACTGCTCAAACGCCAGCGCCTCGCCTTTAGTCGCGAATTTTTTTCTGATACGTTTGCCTTTCGCGCCGTTTGGATATAGCTCGCAAATCCAGCCTCCAGCCGGATTTTTACGGACTGTCATTAATTCACCTCGCTATATACACCCACCACGCGCCCTAATGCTTTTATGTCATCAACAATGCATTCAAAAGGTACTTTCCCTCCGGCTACGTGTAGTTTTCTGCCTGGTAAAATCGTCAACTCACGAATGCTTTTTGCTCCCTCAATATCTACAAGCCATGAACCATCTGACAGTAAGGTATCAGTCTCTATAAAATGAGCCGCATTGTCTGACAGTATGCATTGCGGGTTATTTAGATTTCGGTTAAAGAAAGACTTCGAGATCCTCAAATCTGCGCCTTCAATCAATCGACCTTCACTTAATGTGAATGATTTGACCGTTAACTCCTCAGATTCGATGGAGGCCTTGACGTTACAGCTAGATAACTTTTCCCCTTTACCGGTAAGTAACCACTCAACATTAGCACCTGTTTCCAGAGAACAATGGACAATGAAGTCATATGAGATCGCTCCCCGTGTGTAGCGGTTTTGCAGGGAGCTAGCTGCGATATTGAAGTGTCGCGCAAGCTGGATTTTTTGCGAAAATCCGTAGACTTCACAAATCCTGTCTAAAACATGTTCGTTACTAATTCCTGAATCAATTTCCATAAAATTCTCATCCGCGTATTGACAATTGCGGCTTTTGCGCATTACTATGCGGCTAAACCGTAATGAATTGATGATAATCGCTGACAATCGAAGAGCATCAATGATAATTATTGATAAACAGGGAATGATGCAATATGGCTTCTGAAATTACAATTGTGAAAATTCCAAGTGAGATTGTTTCCCCTCATGAGTTTGCTGCTTTAGAGAGAGTGTCTATCGCTACTGTTCGTCGCTGGACTACTGGCGACAATCCTTGCTTACCAATCGAACCGAGAGTCATCAAGCCTGGTCGTAAACGCGCCAGCGGTATGGTTCGCATCTATTACGCACGCTGGAAAGAACAACAGTTGCGTAAGGCGTTGGGTCATTCTCGTTTTCAACTCGTTATCGGTATGTAATTCACTTTATGTGAATTCTAAGGATGCAGCATGTTAGATTTTCGCGTTTCGTCACATACACACTTCGATGACGCTTGCAGAAAATTCGCGACTACTCACAACGTAAAAGAGCTGGCAGCTAAGGCCGGAATTAAGCCGCACACTCTTTACAACAAACTCAACCCGGAACAACCGCACCAGTTAACACCACGTGAGATCTGGTTACTGACAGACCTCACCGAAGATTCAACGCTGGTTGATGGTTTTCTGGCTCAGATCCATTGTCTGCCGTGCGTGCCGGTTAATGAGCTGGCGAAGGACAAGATTCAAACCTACGTCATGCGCGCAATGGCTGAGCTTGGCGATCTGGCTGGAGACGCAGTTTCCTCAGAACGGCTGACCCCGGCCAGGAAGCACAGTATGGTCGAGAGTGTGAATTCTGGTATACGCATGCTTTCGTTGACAGCTCTGGCACTACAAGCACGCCTCCAGGCTAACCCGGCAATGTCCAGTGTCGTCGATACCGTTAGCGGCCTCGGCGCATCTTTTGGGCTGATGTGAGGTGAGCATGTTGAATAACGAACCTTCTTTCGCATCGCTACTCGTTAAGCAAAGCCCGGCTATGCACTACGGCCACGGCTGGATCGCAGGTAAAGACGGTGCGCGCTGGCATCCGTGTCTCTCTCAGGCTGATTTGCTGGCTGGCCTTTCTACTAAAAAACAGGAGGGCTCATGGCTATCGAAGCTGTTTCTGCAACTGTTCCGCTGAAAGCTGGCGCCCGTATGGCTGGCCTGAATCATATTGCTGAGATTCGTGGGCGGTTCTGGGGTGATAGCTGGAAAGAGGTCGAGCAATTCGTTGCGAATATGCGTGATACGCGCGATACGCAGCATGAAGACAACGAGCGCGCGCTGGCTGCGATTTTCTTTCTGGCAAAAATACCGGCAGCTCGTCATGAGCTCAAATTAAGTGAGCTGACTACTGACGAGAAAAAAGCGCTTATTTCAGCAATGAATCATTTTCGCGCAGTCGTGAGCTTATTTCCCAAACGGCTAACCATGCCGAATTAACACAAACCGTAATTAAAAGGCGTCAACCCGCCGGGCATTCTTTTGCCCAAATTCAGGAGAAAGCGTTATGCAAAATATCGAAACCCGCAATTTTGAAGCTGATAACGATGTACTGGTCAGCTTGCTGAATAAAGCTAAAAACGAGGAGCGTCGTGATCGTGCTCTTGCTGTTTCCATTCGCCTTGAGGCTCTGGCTATTCATATCGCAAGAGAAGGGCTGAACGGAGTCGAAGCCGCCGAGCTTCTGCGACGCGAGGCTGTTCGCTACGAAAACGAATCACAGGAGCTGCACTAATGGCCGACGCAATGGATCACATCCAACAGCGTGAGCAGGAAGAGCGCGAGCGCCATATCAATAAAGCACGCAGCCGCGTTATGACACCTTCGCGTTTTACCTGCGAAGAATGCGACGCACCAATCCCGGAAGCGCGCCGCAGGGCAATTGATGGCGTGTCACTTTGCGTGACCTGTCAGCAAATAACAGAGCTCAAATCCAGACATTACCGGGGCGTTTAAGTGGCAATCTCTTACGCTTATGCGTGGAATGCTCCGCGCTCAGCAATAGCCAGCCCATATCTGACCTACTCAGAACAGCACCGCCGTGATCGTATGATTGCGGCGTTGCTGCATGCGCGCAAAGCGCTTTCCCTCCAGCCGGAATGTGTACGCTATGACGTATACCGAACCGCCGCCGCGCTGGAGCAACATCACGACAGCCAGCGAGCTAATGCTTTTTTAATCAGCTTTTGCAAAAAAGCATTGCCGCGCCTTGAGCTGGTCGCAAAAAAATATCAGGCCACTGGCGTTAAAAGCGATGTTTCGGCTGCTGTTTTTTCCGGTCATTTCGATACGGAAATGCTGCAATACATCGCCTCACGCCTCGTGAATATGGTCGCCCGTTATAACCGGCTCCCTGATATGGCAAAGGCAGATATTGAACTGCTGGCCGCTGATATTGCTAATTTCATCCGCGCGGAGCTTGCAGATATAGACGATGCCAGCGCCGGTGAACTGAAAACACTGCATTCGTGGTATATGCGCGCCGGGCTGATTGCCCTGCAATTTAACGTTACCCCGCCCCATTGGGAGCGCGTAACAAAAAAATACGCCAGTGAGCAGGATATCGCACCGGCAGTTATGCGCATGTTCAATGAAACATGGTGGCTCGGGCGGTTGCGTCGTATTGCTGCCGCATGGCGTGAGCATCTGCAAATCGCTGTTGGTAACGTCAGCAAGAAAAAGCATGCCTACGCCAGCAAAACATGCGTAGCCGAGTGGCGCGAGCAAAAGAGGCGCACGCGAGAATTTCTTAAAGGGCTGGAGCTTGAAGACGAGGACGGCAACCGCATCGGCCTGATTGAAAAATACGACGGCTCGGTCGCTAACCCGGCCATTCGCCGCTGCGAGCTGATGACACGTATTCGCGGCTTTGAAAATATCTGTAACGAGCTCGGTTACATGGGGGAGTTCTATACGCTGACAGCCCCGTCGAAATATCACGCCACGACAAAAGCGGGCTACCGTAACCACAAATGGAACGGGGCAAACCCGTCCGACACGCAAGGCTATTTAACCTCACTTTGGGCGCGCATTCGCGCCAAGCTCCACCGGGAACATATCCGCATCTTTGGGATTCGCGTTGCAGAACCTCACCACGACGCTACCCCGCACTGGCATATGCTGATGTTTATGCTGCCGGAACATGCCGAACGTGTGCGCACTGTCATCCGGGATTATGCGTGGCAGGAGGACGGTAACGAGCTCAGCAGCGATAAGGCCAGAAAGGCCAGATTCCACGCAGAAGCGATCGACCCGGAAAAGGGTAGCGCTACGGGCTATATTGCGAAATATATCTCAAAGAATATCGATGGCTATGCGCTCGACGGTGAAACAGACGACGAAAGCGGCGAGCTGTTGAAAGATACCGCGCCCGCCGTTTCTGCCTGGGCGGCGCGCTGGCATATCCGGCAATTCCAGTTTATCGGCGGTGCGCCGGTGACGGTCTACCGCGAATTACGCCGTATGGCCGACACCGAAACCGCGCACGGTCTTAGTGTTGAATTTGCCGCTGTGCATGATGCGGCTGATGCCGGTGATTGGGCGGGTTACGTTAACGCCCAGGGCGGCGCGTTTGTCCGTCGTGACGATTTGCAGGTTCGCACGCTCTACGAAGCGCGATCCGAGTTCAACCAGTACGGCGAGGAAACCGTCTGTATTCGCGGCGTGTACGACGCCACGGTCGGCGCAAGTTCGCCGGTTCTGACACGTCTCACGCAATGGAAGATTGTCCCGAAACGCGCCGTTGATTTGGCCGTTGAACTTAAGGGCGCTTCTGCGCCCTCTCGGAGTTCTGTCAATAACTGTACGGGAAGCGAAAGCGATCCACCGACGCTCGATTTATCAAAACCACTCAGCCGCTATGAACGGCGGCAATTAACGAACCGGCTCAGGGATAAAAAACAGGCTTTGAGGCGTAAATTTATCCACGGAACGCCAGGGCAAGAGAAAGCCATTGCGCGAACTATTGACGAGATACAAATATTAACCGGTTGCGAAATCAGCCGGGGTGAAGCGCTACATCTAATGGCATACGGGAAAAGCTGTTTTAACGGAAAATGGTGTCGGGGATCCGAATCGGGAGAGGTTTTTTCTACCGCCCCACCATTTTTTGCAAAGGCCAAATATATCCTCAGCCGCATCGCCGTATTAGCTCGAATGGCTAAGAATCAGTGAGAGAATTTCATGTTTATATCTTGCATATACAAAAGGTTATGCCTTTTTTTTTACTTCACATTGCATAGATAATTGTTATACTGTATGTTTATACAGTATCTCATATGGGAGAGGTCTTGTGAGAGATGATTTGAAAGAGCAGGTGATGCTTGAGCGGGTTGAGATGATTGCACGTCTCACTACAGAAACGAGATGTCAGGAAAGGGATCGAGAAATTGCATTAGGTTTAATTGCTGAAATAGCAAAGGGAAACACAATGGAAAGCAGCGGGTTCACCGTAGTTTTCTCGGCATCGGTAGCAGGCGATAGGCTTGACGGTGGATGTAGTTAACCTTTTTGGTATCATCTTTGCGAAAGAATTGAGTCTGTGAGCCGTCTCATAAAATCGGTTGAAGTTCCTGAGTTGTAGATGTTATGTATTCAATTTAATATGCGTACATAAAATCTACATAAAGGATATCAGAATGGACTGGATTACACATATCATCACTTTTTTCGTTGGGCTTGGCGCTGGTTGGTCGATTCGGATTGTGTATTCGTCGCGTAAGCAAGTTGGCGATGCCACTACAAACTCAAACAATAACACTGTGACACAGACGGGTAACAGTGTTACGAACGGAAGCATTGTCGGTGGTAACCAGGATAGTTCACATTAAGAGGGGTTAGTGTGTCTATCAAACAGTCGGGCAATGCTGTAACCAATGGCGATATTATTGCAGGTAACCAGACCAACCAGACCATTCATCAGTACGCAGCAAAGGGAACTAATCGCGAGATACAGGGCCTCTACGAGCGTTTGAAGAGAGGGGACTCAGGGGATTCAAACCCGGAATTCTGTGCTGAACTTGAGCATTATATGTCCCTTCAACCTGAAATCGATGTCCGTGGTCTGGATGCAAAATTGATCGAAAGCAACAGAAAGGATTTGTTACTTTTAGCGAAGCAGATGAAGGAGAAAGCTGCTAAAGCAATAATGCGCCGCCAAACCTCGCGAACAGCACAGCGAATATTTGTAATAATATTAGATCAGATCCATTGTGATTTCATAATGAAGGTAACGCCACTTATAGAAGCAGATAATCCCAGAGTGATTGTCGATGAAAAAATCAGTTCGATAATTGATGAACTTTATACTTCATTAGGTGAAAACCTACTGGAGTTGACCGCAAAAGATCTCCTTGGGTTATTGTTTTTTCTCGGTGGTAATTGTCATATAAGGTGGGATAAATGTTAATTTACCATCCAGCATATGATGCGTATCATTGTATTTTTAGAATGATTGCGTTAATAGATCATGTAAATGAAATCGAAATTGATAAAGCTAGAATACTGGATTTTTATCTTATCTTTCCTGCTTTGATTTCTGAGATTAGAATGCCTTATAATTATAATGAAATAAAAAGAGAGGCAAAAAAATACACTAATGTGTATCGAAACCCAATTAATACAACATCAACATTTCGAGATATGCGTGAGATTCAAATGGCAGCGATTAGGTGTCTGGCAGCTACAGGATTAATTGAAATAACACCTCTCGAAAGAAATCTTATTAAGCGAACTGATAAATCTATACCCGATGGTTTGCTTTTATCTATGCGTGATTTTCTAAATGCTAAAGAAGAAATTTATACTTTTATCATAAGTAAATTGTCGCAATTTCCTCTGACAGGAAAGGATGGACTTAAAGATAGAACTAATTTAATGGAGTTTCGATATGACTTTTCTTAATCCATCTTTTTCTGTAAGTAAGTTGAAAGTATTTCAAAATGGACGTGAAGCATTTAGTTGTGACTTTCATAAAGGTGTAAATGTCATCAGGGGGCGTAATAGTTCTGGGAAAACGACCATCATGGATCTGCTTGCATTTTCCATTGGTGCAGAAAACATTAAATGGAAACCCCAAGCTCTTCTGTGTACTTTAACTATGGTGGAAGTTCTTTTAAATGATAAGCCAGCATGCTTCAAACGAGAAATCAGTAAGGAATCCATGCGGCCATTAAGTATTTTCTGGGGCATCATGGAAGATGCACTTAACTCTTCACCTAGCCAGTGGGAAACATATCCTTTTAAACGTTCAGAAAAATCTCTGAGTTTCTCTCAGGTAATTTTGAATGCGTTAGATATGCCATTAGCACAAGGGGAGGGAGCATCAATTTTAACTATGCATCAGATTCTCCGTGTATTATATGCAGATCAACCATCTGTTCACAGTCCTATTTTTAGAAACGACAGCTTTGATAAGGCTCTAACTAGAGAAACTGTTGGTGATTATTTGTGCGGTATATTTGATGATCTCCTCTATAGTTCATTTATCAGATTTAAGCAGGTAGATTTTGAACTGACGACTAAAATCACAGAGCTAAAAAGTATATTTACAGTGCTTGGACGGTCTGGTCAGTCAGAGAATATTCATTTTATTGAGCAAAGAATAATCGATTTAGAACAAGAGAAAAACGATATTTATAATAAACTGAATGAGTTAAAAGGTCGTGCAGTATCTGATGGGAATAATAAAAGTTCTGATAGAGAAAAAACTAATGACCTTCGTAAAAGGTTGAATAAGGCAAAAGAAGCGGAAGTTAACAATACTGATAATATTAATACCTTGGAAATAGAAATTGCTGATTCAGAGATGTTTATCAATGAGTTAGAAGCACGGTATCAGGCATTGAATGAGTCGGGTAAAACTAGAGAGTTTTTCAGCAATGTACAGTTCCAATTCTGTCCAAGCTGTTTAAGTGAATTGCATACTTCTTCGGAGGGTGGATGTTCGTTGTGTAAAAGTCATGCTCCCGAAGGAAGCGATGCGCCCCAGTTATTGAGAATGAAAAATGAAATTTCTGTTCAGTTGAAAGAATCTAAATATCTCCTTGAACATAACATTGATAAATTAAAAACGTTAAAACTCCAGGCACCAATTCTGAAGAAAAATGTGCAAGCTCTTATCCGAGAGTATGAAGCTGTTTCTACCGTATGGGAAAATGCCTACGAAATAGAGTTTGAAGCACTAACTAAAGCGCTTGGCCGAATTGAAGAAGAGATTAATCAAGCGTATGAATCACAGAAACTGAGTGATGTAATTACCGAATTACAAAAGAATCGTGATGATTTGCAATCAGAGAAAGAACGGCTGGAGTCGCTTATAGAATCCTTGCAAAGCAAAGAAGAGAATAGGAAAAAAGATATTTCTCAAGCTATTGAATCTATTATGGCAAGACTTCTGAAACTAGACCTCCCCTTGCAGACTGAATTTATTGACCCCAAACAAATTAATTTTAGTTTTGTAGATAATGAAGTGTATGTCAACGGTTCGAAAAATTTCTCAGAAAGTTCGGCTGTTGTGCTAAGACATATTTTCCATTTGGCGCTACTCACTGCTAGCCTTGAAAAAGCTTACATGAGAATGCCCCGCTTCTTAATGCTAGATGGGATCGATGATGGCGGTATGGAAAAGGAACGTAGCCACAATTTGCAGAAAATCATAGTTCAAGAAGCAGCAACATATGAATATGATTTTCAATTGATTTACGCAACATCAGAAATTAATCCAGAGTATGACAACACGGATTTAATCGTTGGAAGATATTTTAATCCTCAGGATCGCTCTCTCAATGTGAGTTATGTAGCATCTGATAATGGAAAATTAATTTAAACACATGAAAACCATGCACCTTAGTGCATGGTTTTAGTACCATCTGTTATATTTTACATAAAAATATGTAACGACAATGATCCATGTGAAAGTAAGGATGCCAAAATAGTCAGGGATGAAACGAGCAAATATATAAGCCCCCGCCAGAATAAGTACCAGAGGAATATAATAAATATATGATTGTAGAAACCATAAAATTGCGCGCTTCATCTTTTTAAAAGCTCATATAAAGCATCACCGATAATCTCTTCATTGTTACCGCCTGATTCTACTTGGTAAATTATCTGTGACATTTGTGGCTCGATAAGAAAGTAAAGCATTTCGAGGTTCTCTTTATACAATGCCTGATAATAGGTGGGATCTTGAAATTTCAGTTTATTAGCCGCTAAAGACGCTATTTGTGCTTTTGAATACATGAGGGCACCGTTAACAAAGAACGATGACAATGAGTTGACCATCCTGATATGGGACTTATGAAAATCACCGCTACTGATGACCAGTTTCGCGATAGTCATTGATAGAGCTAATTTACTTGATTTCTCCGCGTATTCGTATGCCTTATCACCGATTTCCTTTTTAAGAAATGCTGCAAGGTTCATACTCTTTTGATCGCCAAGACGCTTAAGAGTTTTCCGAAAATAAATCTCCACCATATCAAGGACAACGTCGTTTCGATTGTAAATTTCGCCCAAAGATAATACGAGACGCCTGTCTTCGCGTACGAGCTCCCGACAAGTGTCACGGTAGTAATCATCAGGTATTAAGCATGATCCATAGTTGATAAGGCGCTGCCCACCAAGCTTCACCTTTTCAATTGTGCTCATATTTGTAGCGTAGATCTCCCGTAGCGCTTTTGTTAACGCGATAGCTATCTGCCTGTCAGATTGCACCTTCATTTTTAAATAGCTTTCTGCCATTTTAATTTCCCTTGTTGTAGCATTAACTGGTAAATAATTGATCACCACCGTCGAAGGGGGCAAGGAAGAAAATGAAAAAAAGCAGAAAAATACTGGTTTATGTTTTGGTGGTGATTGTTTTCTTTCTAGCTATTCCTGAAGTTGTGGTTCGCACGCTTACACCGGAACAGCTTGCCAGACTCAGTGATTTTACAAGCCTTGGCGGGCTGCTTAATCATCTCCTTTCATTGCTGATTTTCCTGGGCCTGGCCTCTATTATTCTGGCAATTCTCGCCATATCAGTAACAGGAAAAATTTACCGTTCCTTATCGCGTCTTAAAAGCAGATAAGATTTACTAAAACGTATTTTCACCAGCGCATGCATTAAGCGCATTTCTTTGCATTTGTTTTATCTTTTGTTGATTGAGGATCAAGGCCAGAGCTGGCAAGGATCCGATGGTCTCATGCAACTGCATTAAAACCGATCCATAAAGCGGGCAGGCGAGGCGGGGAAAGCACTGCGCGCTGAGGCCGGTAATTTATTTATTTTCCCGAGCGCTGCGCGCGCGCCTGCCGTGCGCAGGGCGCGAGGGCGTGTGACGGGGAAGCGAGGCGGCAGCGTGTCGTGTGGGGGCTCTGGCGAGGGGCATGAAAAAGCCGCCATGCGGCGGCTGCGGTGGGTTACGCGTCGTCGGTGTCGAGGCTGTATTTCTGAAACCGGATAATCTCCTCTCCCGCCCATTCGTTGAGCTCAAGGAATCGGGTTTGCAGCGGCATCAGCTCGTTGCGCACAAACACTTTTGCTACCTTCTCAACGTCGCCGATCGAGCCCGCATTCTCCGGTTTGCCGCCCATGAGCTGGAACGGAATGCGGTGCGCATCCAGCAGGTCGCCCGCGCTGACTTTCTTGATATTGAAAAAATCGTCTTTGGTGGCGACCTCGCTCAGCGGCACGATTTTAATCCCGTCGGCTTTTCCGTTCGGCGCGTAGAAAAACAGGTTTTTAAAGTTGCCGAGCCCTTTCGAATCCCGCATCGCCTTTCGCAGCGCCTCAACATCCGTGCTGCTTTGCGCCGCGTCAGTCACATACATGATGTAACCCGCGTGCGCACCGTTCTGGTAATACTTGCGGCGAAACAGCGTCGCCGACTCATTCAGCCAGGCCGAATTAAGCGCGCTGAGATATTCCGGCATCCCGTAAAGCTCCTGGTTGATGTCGGGCTCCAGCAGGTGGAACACCGAGCCGGGCGCAAACTGATGTGGTTTTGTGTAGTTCTGAATATACCAGTAGGTATCCTGCTCCACGCCGCGCCGGGTGTATTTGGCCGGTGAGGTTTCATATTTTAGCGGCCTGCCTGTCACGCTCCGGCGTTGCTCAATAAACGCATTGCCAAACACCATGTAATCAAGTGCGAAGCGGGTAAAATCCTGCCGTGATAACAGCGGATGCGGGATGTAGGTCGATACCAGAATGTTGCGTTTGACGTAGATCGGCGAGCTGTGGTGAACGGCGGCGCGCATGCTTTTCGCCAGCCCGGAAAAGCTCACCGGCGGCTCGTACCACTGGCCGTTATCGATACACTCCACATAATCCAGGATATCGCGTTTATCGAGCACCGGCACCGGTTCGCCGAAGGTAAATGCCTCCATGCTCTGCGTGGGTGTGGCGGTATGCTGGCGCGGTGTCGGGGTGTGCTGGCGCCTGTTGCGTTTTGCCATTAATAAAACTCCAGAATTGAGGATGAGGGCTGGCCGCTCGCAGCGGTCAGCGGTTCGTTAATCAGTACGTGCATGGTGGCCCAGGCGAGATCGGCGTGACTGGCCTCTTCGGTGCGGCTGGCCTCATAGGTGGCGCTGCGCCCGCTGCTGGTCATGGTTTTGCGGATGGACATAAACGACTGTGTGATGTCGGTTGCGCTCACGTCGTATTCGAGGCAACCGCGCGTGATGGTGTCTTTGGCTTTCAGCACCATTGCGGTTTTCATTTCCGGGGTGTAGCGGATGTCGCGCGCTGCCGGGTAAAACGAGCGCACAAGCTGAAACACGCCCTGACCGAGCCCGGTCGCATCAATCCCGATGTATTCGACGTTATATTTTTGCGTGAGCTCGCGAATGGATTCGGCCTGTGTGGCAAAATCCATTCCTTTCCACTGATGGCGCTCCAGAATGCGGAATTTGCCCCCGGCAACCAGTGGCGGCGCGATCACCACGCAACCGGCACTGTCGCCACGGTGCGACGGGTCGTAACCAATCCACACCACACGCTGACCGAATGGCCGGTCGGCGAACGGCGCGTAATCCTCCCACTCCTCCATGCTGTCAACCATGCAGCGCTGCAGCTCCTCGAACGGGAACACCGACGCTTTATCATCGACAAACTCGCACATAAACAGGTTGCGGAAGTCGTCCGCGCTGTTCTCCTGCCTCAGCGCGTCAAGGTCAAACAGGGTACAGCCCCCGGCGAGCGCGTCCTCAATGGTGACAATCTGCCGCCACTGCCCGTCTGCGCAGGCCACGCCGCGCGCTAATGCCGCATGGCTGATATCAATATCAACCCGCTCGCTGGCACTGGCGCGCCCCCGGTTAAACAGTTCGCCTGACCAGAACGGATAGGCGCCATGCCCGAGCGAGGAGGGGGTAGAAAAGTAGGTCGTGCGCAGGTGTTTTTGTGAAGCCATGCCCGATGCCACTTTGCGCAGCCGCTGGAAGTTGGGGATCCAGAAAATCTCATCGACATACAGGTCGCCATTGTGGCTCTGCGCGGTGTTGGAGTTGGTGCCGAGAAACAGCAATTCCGCGCCGTTGTTGCCGATGACAATCGGGTCGCCGGTGAGGTCAACATCAACCAGCCGGGCAAACGCAATAATGTATTTGCGAAACACATAAGCCTGCGTTTTTGAGGCGGATAAAAATATCTGGTTATGGCCGGTTTTCAGGGCGCGTAACAGCGCCTCGCGGGCGAAATAAAACGTCGCGCCAATCTGGCGGGATTTGAGAATGTGCCTGATGCGGTGCTCAAGCCCGGCCTTGTGCCAGCCAAGCTGATAGGCGAAGGACTGGTCAAAGAAAATTTCCTCCAGTTTTTCGATGGCCTCCTCGCTGAAAAAATTCTTTTTCGGCTTTTTGCGATCCCCTTTGTTGCGGTTCGCCACGTTCGGATTGAGATCGGCCTCGTTGCCGGTCTGACCGTAGCGGTTAATACGCGCAAAGCGCTCCATCTGGCGCGCCAGAAAGTCAGCGACCTTGAAGTCATGCGCGGTCAGCTCCGGTTTGGCGTAAAGCTGGATGAGCCGTGCCTCTAAGGTGTTTCCCACCCGGTCTAACGGGGCGGTTTCGTCCCAGCCGTCGCGCTGTTTCCAGCTCTGCACCGTCGGGCGTCTGGTCTGCAACATTTCCGCGATTTGCGGCACGGAAAAGCCCTGCCAGTACAACAGCGCCGCCTGTCGTCGCGGGTCGTTTAAAAGTGTGGTGTCGGTGGTGATAGTCATGCATGCCTCGCCGTGATGGATACAGGGCAAGGCTACTTAAGCGCGGTCAGCGATTCGCTAAGGTACTGATGTGTCGGGGTCAGGCCATCCGTGACTGATGGCGAAGCAACGGACGAGCCGGGAAACTACCCCCTGACAAAACCGTGAATCCTTCACAGACAATCAGGACTCCTGACGATGGCAAAAAAAGTGGTTTCAAAATGGTTTCGCATCGGCGTCGAGGGTGACACCTGCGACGGTCGCATTATTGGCGCGACGGAAATTCAGGAAATGGCCGACACGTTTGATCCGCGTGTCTATGGCTGCCGTATCAACCTTGAGCACATCAAGGGACTGATGCCGGACAGCCCGTTTAAACGCTATGGCGATGTGGTGGAGCTGAAAGCGGAGAAAATCGGGGACGATTCCGCGCTGAAGGGCAAGCTGGCGCTGTTCGCGAAAATCACCCCGACCGATGAACTGGTCGCCATGAACAAGGCGCTTCAGAAGGTTTACACCTCGATGGAGATCCAGCCGAATTTCGGCAACAGCGGCAAGTGCTACCTCACCGGCCTGGCCGTGACCGATGATCCGGCAAGCCTCGGCACCGAATATCTGGAATTCTGCCGCACCGCCAAACACAACCCGCTGAGCTCCCGCAAAGCCAGCCCCGAGAATTTCTTCTCGGCGGCCACGCTGGCGGAAATTGAGTTTGAAGAGGAGCCCGACACCCTTATTAACAAGCTGACCGACTCGGTTAAGGCCATTTTCAGCCGTCAGCAGACCAGCACCGACGCGCGTTTTAACGATGTGCATGAAGCCGTGACGGCGATTGCTGAGCGCGTCCAGACCAGCGGCGACGGCATTGATACCCGTTTCAGCGCGCTCGAAAGCCAGCTCGCTGAGGTTAAACAGGGGCTTGAAGCGCAAACCCTGTCCACGACTGAGCAATTCAGCGCGATCACCGCCACCCTGGACAAAACTCCCAGCGAAACGCAGCCGCGCCGGAAACTGAGCACCGGCGGCGATGGCGCGGGCGCAACCCTGACCGACTGCTGACCGGCCTCCCTTTTCAGAACAGGAACACAGAGACAATGCGTAAAGAAACCCGTTTTAAATTTAATGCCTGGCTGAGCCGTCTTGCGGAGCTGAACGGCGTCGGCGTGGAAGACCTGAGCAAAAAATTCAGCGTCGAGCCGTCGGTCACTCAGACGCTGTTCGACAAAGTCCAGCAGTCTTCCTCCTTCCTGCAACAGATTAATATGGTCGTGGTGCGCGAGCTGACCGAGGAAAAAGTCGGCATTGACGTCAACGGCACCATTGCCAGCACTGCCGACACGGCCAACGGCGTCGAGCGTAAAACCGCTGATTTCTCGAAGCTGGACGCTTACCGCTATTTCTGCCACCCGGTGAACTTCGATTATCACCTGAGCTATAACAAACTTGATTTGTGGGCGCGTTTTCAGGATTTTCAGATTCGTATCCGTAACGCGATCATCAAACGCCAGGCGCTGGACTACATCACCATCGGCTTTAACGGCGTGAGCCGTGCGGCCACCTCTGACCGCAAGGCCAATCCCCTGTTGCAGGACGTCGCTGTCGGCTGGTTGCAGAAATACCGCAACGACGCGCCGGAGCGCGTCATGAGCAGGGTTACCGACGAAGACGGCAAGGTGATTTCGGAGAAAATCACCGTCGGCAAAAATGGCGTTTACAAAAACCTCGACGCGCTGGTCATGGATGCGCATGAATCCCTGATTGAAGAGATTCACCGCGAGAACCCGGAAATGGTGGTGATTTGCGGTCGCCGAATCCTGACCGACAAATATTTCCCGATGATCAACAAATTCCAGGCGAACAGTGAACAGCTCGCCGGTGAGCTGATTATCAGCCAGAAAACCATCGGCCAGTTGCAGGCGGTGCGCGCGCCGTTCTTCCCGGCCAACAGCATTCTTATCACCACGCTGGATAACCTCTCGATTTATCTCTACGAGGACGGCCACCGCCGCCACATCATCGAGAATCCGAAGCTCGACCAGGTGGAAAACTACGAACAGGTGAAAGTCGATTTCGTGATTGAAGACTACGAAGCCGGATGCCTGATTGAAAACATCGAGATCCTTGAGCAGGACGAGAGCGACACACCGGAACTGGCTATCGCGAAAGTGTTCGCGACTGAACTGACCGGAGCCATGAAAGAAATGCTGGCGGGTTCCACTACCGCCCCGGTCAGCACCGGCGAAGGAGCGTAACCGATGGCGAGCCCCGCACAGCGTCACGCGATGCGGGTCTCGGCCATGCTGGCCGCGCAGCGGGATAACGCCCCGCTGCGCCATGCCACCGCTTATGAGCAGATGCTCGTTAAGCTGGCCGCAGACCGCCGGACGCTAAAAGGCATCCACTCGAAAGAGCGCAAGGCAGAGAAAAAGCGTGAGTTGCTGCCGCTGTACCTGCCGTGGGTGGCGGGCGCACTGGAAAACGGCACCGGTGCACAGGATGACATCCTGATGACCGTCATGCTGTGGCGTCTCGATGCGGGCGATATTCCCGGTGCGCTGGAGATTGCCCGCTATGCCCTGCGCCACAACCTCGCGATGCCGGAGCCCCACACCCGCACCGCGCCTTACATGCTGGCCGAAGAGGTCGCCCTTGCGGTGCTGCGCGCCCGTGATGCCGGTGAGCCGGTCGATATGGCGGGCATTCTGGAGACCCTTGCCCTGACCTGTACCGCCGACATGCCCGACGAGGTGCGCGCCCGGCTGCACAAGGTCGCCGGGCTGACGCTGCGCGATGCCGGTCAGCTCAATGACGCCATGACGCATCTGCAACGTGCGAACCAGCTCGACCGTAATGCGGGGGTATCCGCAACCTTGAGCGAGCATTAGAAAGCTGTGCGCTCCAGGTGGAAACCGTCAAACAATGCCAGGATGATACAGATGCTGAAGCCCGAAAGCCTGAGGAAAGCCCTGGCTGATGCCGTGCCGGTGCTGAAAACCAACCCTGAGATGCTGCGGCTGTTTGTGGACAGCGGCAACCTTGTCGCCACGCTCGCCGCCTCGCTGTCATTTGAGAAACGTTACACCCTTAATGTGGTGGTAACTGACTTTACCGGCGACGCGGATTTGTTGCTTGTGCCGGTTCTGGCGTGGCTGCGTGAGAACCAGCCCGACATCATGGAAACCGACGCAGGCCGGGCGAAAGGTTTCACCTTCGAGGCCGATCTTAACAATGACAGCAGTTTTGATATCAGCATCAGTCTTGCCCTGACCGAGCGGACGCTGGTTAACGAGGTCGGCTCCGCGCTTCACGTCCGGCGCATCCCGGAACCGCCTCCGCCGGA